GCTGGGCCGACAATGCCGGATGATGGAGTACGATCCGGTCTATTGCGACGTCATAATCCATCGGTGGGAAACTTTTACAGGACAAAAGGCAAAGAGGATTGAGAGATGACGGATAACGGATTTTTTGATTTTGACTTTGATTTAGACCTGAGTGCAGGGGAGCCATTGCCCAAAGAGGTCGTGGAAGAAAAGCCGGACAAACCTCAAAAGTCCATACGGCTAAACAGCAAGGTCGAAAAATATGAGCTATCGACTCGGTACATATACCGGCATGCATTTAGCGAGACACGCCTTCTTGACGCTTTCGCGGCTCCCGGATTTCATTTTGAGGAGGGCGTGTCATATAACCTATTGACCGGTGGTGATATTGACGCGCTGTCATATTTGAAAGCCGTCATAAGGCAGCAACGACTTGATCATTGTCTCGTGAGCACTTGGTGCATGGCCGCCGAGGACGTGCTGCAATTCAGGGAGTGGATCGAAGAGGGCCACATAAAGCATCTTGACATTTACGTGGGTGAAATATTTACCGGATCATACGCAACCGAGTACCGGATGCTACAGAGGCTATACAACGACTATCCGGGGCTTGGGCGCATCTGTGTATTTCGCAATCATTCGAAGATAATGGCGGGCATCGGTGACAAGTTTGCTTTTGGCATCCAGACGAGCGCAAATATCAACACAAATCCCCGCACGGAGCAGGCGTGTATAACGATTGACAGGGGGCTATACGACTTTTACAAAAATTATTTTGACGGAATAAATTCATTTGAGTAACGGAGATTTAACAGCTATGAAATTATTACAGAAGATATGGGGCTGGATCAGGATTGACGGCCTTTTGCATTTTGCGCTATCTGCGCTTATAGTTATCGTCATTGCGGCATTTGCACCGGTATGGGTAGCGGCGTCTTTGGTTTTTACGGCCGGTATAGCTAAAGAATTTCAGGATATGCTGCAGGGCGGTCAATTTTCAATGCATGACATGGCTTGTAACGTGGGCGGAATAGTGTTCGGTATCCTATTTTCATATTTCGTTTTTTAATCATAAGGAGGCAAGGTCATGGGTACTCCGGTTAACAAGGGGGTGCGCAGAGGTAGGGGGCGAATTTCCAAAAGAGAGACAAAGAGGCTCAAGGCATTATTCCTTGAGGGCCTTAAGAAAACGGCGGGCGTGCAGCAGCCGGTGGTGGAGCAGATGGGGCTGACAAGGCAGACTATAGCGGATTGGAAAAGGAATGATCCGGAATTTGACGCTGAGGTTGATCAGATAAAAGAGGTGACGCTCGATATAGTAGAGACGCAGCTGATGAAAAAGATCATGAGCGGCGATACGGCGTGCATCCTGTTTTATCTCAAAACGCAAGGCCGTAGGCGTGGTTACATCGAAAAGGTAGATGCATATGTAGAGAGCAAAAATCACGTCGACCTCTCTAACCTTACAGATGAGGAGCGCGAGGTGCTGGAGAATATAGGGCGCAATTTTTTGAAAGAGGAATGACGCGATGGTACTTACAGATCAGGTTATCATCATGGCCGGAGTTCAGGCTTTGTCGGAGCGATGCACAAAGAGCTTCTATAACTTTTTTTGTGAGTTCTGGGATACAATCGAGTCTGAGTCGCTGGTGGCAAATTGGCACATACGTTACTTATGCGATGAGCTGCAGGAGCTGTCGAGGTATATAGTGGCGCGTGAGCCGAAGCCTTATGACCTGATCATCAACATTCCTCCCGGAACGACAAAGAGCCGAATTTGTACTATCATGTGGCCGGCATGGCTTTGGACGCAAGATCCCTCTTTGCGCATAATCACAAATTCTTATAGCGCCGACCTTGCCGAAGACCATTCGAGTAAATCTCGCGATGTTATTTTATCGCTGAAGTATCAAAAATTATTTTCACATGTGAGGTTGAGGCAAGATCGTACGGCACGGAGCAACTATGAGACGCGGCGCAAAGGGGCGCGATACACCACTTCAACCGGAGGCACTATCACGGGTAAGCATGCACATGTTATAATTAACGATGATCCTTTGAACCCGGGGCAGGCGTCCTCGGAGGCGATGCGCAAAGCGGCAAACGACCATACGGCTACACTCGCCACGCGTAAGGTTGACAAGGCCAACACGCCTACGGTCACCATAATGCAGAGGCTTCACGAAGATGACGTCACCGGCTATCTTTTGGCGCAGTCGACTGACGGCATAAAACATATATGCCTGCCGGCGGAGATATCGGATGAGGTTCATCCGATAGAGCTTAAGCAGTTTTACACAAATGGACTTCTCGATCCCATAAGGCTGTCGCCGGAGGTGCTGCAAGAGCAAAAAACGGCATTAGGCACACAGATGTATGCAGGGCAATATGACCAGACGCCTTTTGACAAAGAGGGTAACATCATAAAAAGGGACTGGTTCCAGATAGTGCTTGACCTTACAGTGATGAAAGCAATCGAGCAGGCGCAAAAGATGCGGGGCGTTCATTTTTACATCGACACGGCTTACACCACGGATGCCCAAAACGATCCGACCGGGGTTATAGCCGTTTGCGACTATGGCAATGACTTGCTGATAATTGATGCCACAAAAGTTTATCTCGAGTTCCCGGAGCTTTGCAAATGGCTACCTAGCTATGCGAGGCAAATGGGTTATAGCGATCGCAGTACAGTCAGGATCGAGCCGAAAGCCAACGGCCTGTCACTCGTCCAACAGCTGCAGCGTTCCACGCAGTTAAACATCGTGGCGATCAAGGCGCCGACCACCTCCAAGATCGAGAGGGCCAACGCCGCGTCACCAACGATTGAGGGTAAGCGCGTCAAGCTGCTGGCAGCGGCGTGGAATAGCGACTATCTCGATGAGATGGCAGGCTTCCCGGCCATGGCGCATGATGAATACGTAGACCTCACCGGCTATGCCGTGACGGATTATAACGAAAGGATAAAAACATACGACACCTCGGAGCTGGACGAGCTCGAGGAAATAATGAGACTAAGGAGATAACGACAATGCCCACTAACGAAATCCAAAACATTTTGGCACTGAAAAAGGAAGACGACATCATCCAGTCGTTCAAACGAAAAATCCCCACGCCGCCTAAATGGAGTACGCTGGAATTGCAATATTATGCTAAGCATCACGACATAATGAATGAGGCCACCTATCAGGACGTGAGCGTCACGGCCGACGGCAAGGTGGTAAGAGTGCCGCTGACGCTCGAGCAGGAAGCAACTAACAGGCTTACCGGACTGACGTTCGGACTGGCCGTCACGCGATCCTATGATGCCCAAAACGAAACGCAGCAAAGAGCACAGGCGATTATCGAGCGGATCTACAAGAAGAACCGCATCAACGCTTTGAATTTGAAAAGGGGCAAATTTTATTTTGCCGCTTGCGAGATGGCGTCTTTGTGGTATCTGTCGCCATCCAAGCCGCACTATGACTACGGCGAAAAATGTGAGTATAAATTGAGGCATCGTACCTATACGCCGATGGAGGGTGACAGTATTTATCCGCTATTCAACGAGGATCAAGACCTGATAGCATTGTCCTTCGAGTACAACTATTATAACGGCCTTGAGACTCGACGCTTTTTTGACACCTTCACTGACAATGTACATATACGCTGGGAGTTCAAAGGCGACACCGCTGACAAGAAGTGGGTGAGGCTGTTTGAGAAAAAACATGAAGTAGGTAAGATACCGGGAGTCTATGCCTGGGCAAAAGAGCCTTGCTGGAGAGAGAGCAGCCGGCTGAGGGCTGAGCAGGAACGCGCTTACAGCGATAACGGCAATTACATCCGGGATAACTCCACGCCGGTACTCGCCATTTTCGCCGACGGCAAAATTAGTTTCGGCGATGAGGATAATCGGAGATTTAGGAAGATAGTAAAGTATCCGGCAAATGGCCGAATGGAGTACGTAACCTGGCAACAATCGCCGGAGGCGGTCAAGATGCAGCTCGAGGGGTTGAGGCGCGAGTTCTACACTTCCCTTCAGATACCGGATATCAGCTTCGAGAATATGAAAAGCCTGCCTATAAGCGGGGAGGCGATGAAACGTGTATTTATCGACGCCCAATTACGAGTTAAGCAGGAGAGCGGAGCGTTGCACGTCTTTCTCGACCGTGAGGCTAATGTGATCAAGGCGTTTGCGTCGTTGATGTTCCCGGAGCTGGAGCGGGCATTCAATGAGCTGACTATTGAAAATACCATCCATCCTTACACCATCGACGACGAAAAAGACCGTATCGACCGCTATACGAGTGCCACCGGAGGCAAGGCTATAATGAGCCAGCGAGAGGCGATCGAGAGATCGGGATTGTCGCGAAACCCTTCGCAAACGCTCGAGGAGATCAGAGCGGATGAGGCGCATGACGTCTTCGGAGGTTACGAATAATGGCCAAAAAGGTTCAGACTAACAGGGTGCTGGTGGCGCGTGTTCAACGACGGATCGAGGAGATTTATAAAACCGCCGCTACCGAGGCGGCAAAGATCGGCATCCCGCTTGACGTGCCGGACGGCGCGGAGTTCAGTCTGAACAAATTCCCTACGGCCAAACGACAGATCGAGGAGCTTATAGACGAGATGGGGGCGCAAATTCGCACCACAGTGCTGAATGGCGTCGAGTCCTCATGGGCGGTGGCCAACGGGATAAATGACGCATTGGTTTATAAGGTTTTCGGATCGAGGTTCAAAAAACTGCCGAAAGCGAAGCAGCTATCCTACCTGAGCAATAACGACAAAGCACTCGAGGCGTTTAAGAAGACGCGCGTGCTGAAGATCGAGGCATTGTCGGCAGGGGTGTGGCGTCAAGGCGAAGTGTTAAAGCAGATCGAGAGTGCTATCGGGCTGGGGCTATCCGAGGCGAAGTCGGCGGCGGAGCTGTCGCGGGATATCCGGAGATACCTGAGGGAGCCTAATAGGCTTTACCGCCGTGTACGCGATGCCGAGGGTAAGCTGCAACTATCCAAAGCGGCAAAGGAGTATCACCCGGGAGCGGGGGTTTACCGGTCGAGTTACAAGAACGCCATGAGGGTGGCGCGCACCGAGATCAACGCCGCATATCACACGGCTGATCAGCTGAGGTGGGATAAGATGGACTTTGTCGTAGGGGTGCGCATCTCCTTGAGCGGAGCGCATCCGGCATACGACATTTGCGATGAGCTACAGGGCGACTATCCTAAAAATTTCAAGTTCACCGGCTGGCACC